AACGGCAAGGGTCTCGTGCGATCCGGGCTCACTGGTTACGATCCGCTCGGCAAGGGCGTCGTCTGAGAGCCGCGCGATCACCTTGTAGGTGAGCCCGGCCTCGATGCTCACCGCCTTGTCCAGGGTCGTCCGGGAGGCGATGACCGTGGCCACGTCGAAGTTTTCGAGCACGTTGAGCTCTTCGGCGACGAAGTTCCCGGTCTGCTCGGCAAGAGTCAGCCTGCCCGCCGCCGTCCCGGCGGCCCAGGACCCGGACGTCGTCTCGACGGCCGCGACCCGCGCCGTGGCCCAGGAGGTTCCCCCGATGACGGTGTCGCCGGGCTGGATTTCATAGGGGCCGCCCGAGGCGAAGGAAAGGACCGGGGCGATCCTGCCCCCTTCGCCCCACTGGGGCACATCATGCTGGATGTGGACCACGTCTCCGATGTCCGCGTTCACGGCTTCGACGTCGAGATCGAGTTCCACGGTGCGGATGAGGTACTTGTTGCACATGAGCCGGAACATGCCGGCACGCCACGCCTCGCTTCGCTTCGTCACCCCGAAGAGCTCGATCGCCGCCCGGTACCCGGTCGACCGCGCGATGTCGGGCCGGTAGACCGTGAGCTTGTCGCGCTCCCAGGTTTCGCCGTCGATGAAATCGACCTCGATTTCGGTTGCCCGCTCCTCAAGGGGCAGGAAGATTTCCCGGAATTTGGACTCCTCGATGTTTCCCACCGTGTAGAGGTTCACGGGATCGGCGGGCTTATCGATTGCAACGGTGAGCTTCGAGCCGTTCCAGACGGGAATCGCGCGGCCCACCTGGCAGACCCTGGCCACGGCCTCCCACATGGACGTGTCGTAGTCGAAGCCGCCGTTGAAGGTGATGCGTTTTTCAAGGCCTTCGTTCGTTAGCGCCCAGTAGGCCGTATCCGTGGGAAGGGGCGAGGGCACCGTGGTCGCCTGGATGCACTTATAGATCCGGCCCGCGTAGCGCACGCGGTCGTTTACGGCGTAAGCGACGGCGGTGCTGAAGGGCGATCCCGTGCCGTCGCTCACCTTCTCGTCGCAATACTGCGCCCACTCAAGGAATTTCGGCGCATCGAGGCGCTCGGGGGGAAGGCCGTCGTATCGAAGGACCGCGTAGGGATTGGCCTCCGTGCCGGCGCCCCCGATCACGGGCTGGCTCAGGATGTCGTAGGCGACCCAGGCGGGGTTGGTCGAGTACTCGATGCTCCAGCTCGATCCGTCATAGACCCGCACCACGGCCATCTCTCCAACGCACGAAAACCGAAGCGACCCCGAGAGCTGATCCGTTGCCCGGGCGCTCACGGCCACGAGCACGTGCCGGGGGTATTCGAACGGGTCGCACAGCACCTCGGCGACGCCTGCAAAGTACATGTCCTGGCCGTACCGGTTCTGGGGCGTGGCCGTGGGAGTCACCCGCGTCACCCGGACCTGGTATTGCCCCTTTTGGCCGTCCGGCACCTTGTAGCGCATGGTCCAGTGCCTGGGCTTCTCGCTCTGGCCGAAGGCGTCGAAATAATCCTGCCAGACCTCGTAGGTATCGGTCGACGTGGCGACGTACTCGCCGCCGTCGTCTCCGATCCAGTGCCAGAACAGCTCGGTCTGGTCGGGGTAGACCTCCCCTTCGTAGTGGTCGTAGAACCCGGACGTTCCGGCGAGGTTCTCAAACCAGACGTCCGCCCCTTCGTGCCCCGTCCAGTCGGGATCGGCTCCCGGGTCCACCCATTTGCCCAGGGACCAGCGGGCCGTTGAGACGAACACCTTGTTGTAGCCGGCAACATCCGAGGGCTGCCGGGCGATGTGATGCCACTCGGAGGTTCCGACCTTTCGCACCGCGACCTGGAACCGGACGGCGAAGCCTTCGAGACCCGAGCTTTCGGGCGGGTAATGCCAGAGCCCTTCGGGAAAGGAGATATCGACTTCCAGGGCGTCGAAATCGTTTCCGACGGTCGTGTAGGTGTACGGGGAGCCGTAAACCACCTTGACCGAGGCGGGGTATTCGATCTTGGTCTTTTTGAAGTCGGCGATGGGTTCCTGGTTGAGGCGGCCGTAGCGGGCGCGCACGTGGACGGCCTTGAAGTGCTTGACCGCCTGGTCGTTTATGCGAAAATCCCCGAGGCTTTTCACCGGGCCGAGCCCCAGGCAGATGAGGGCGTTTAGAATCTGGGTCGAGTCGCGGTTTTCGATGTGGCTTGCAATGATATTGCCGTAGATGCGGTTTTTGCCGTACCAGCGCGGGACCGGGACTCCCTGCTGCTCGGTGTTCTGGGGCGCCCAGTTGTAGGCCTGGCTGTCAAGCGCCGTATCGGGCTGCCTGGGGGCCTGGGGAGGAAGCAGGACGTTGATCAGGATGCCGCCCACGAGCATGGTTCCGAAGATGAGCCAGCCCGGCACGCCCATCGCCTGCATGATAAAGCCCGCGGCGACTAAGGCGATCTGGAGGATGAACCGGAGGATGCCCTTGAATCCGTCGTCGAAGCCCAGCTCCGGGACGATGAGCACCTGCCTGCCGGGCATGGGATAAACCCGGGCGCGGTCGCCGGGGGCGATTTCCACGCCGTCGAGGAAGACTTTGACCGGGAGACCTTCCGGCACATGGGCATCGACCACGCAGGCCAGGGTCATGCCCGGCTTCCACTCGATGAGATCGATGCGCCGCTCCGATCGCCGGAACGGGTGATCCACGCACACCACCTGAAGGTGCCCGGGGGGAACGGGAATGAGGGATTTATCGTCAGTCATTATCCAGCCCGGCCTCCTTGAGCGATCGCATGATTACCACCGCCACTTCCGGCACGATTGCATTTCCCAGCCCTCTCAATTTATCCACCCTTTCGGGTATCCCATGAGCCAGCAGACGAAGTCCGGGTTTAGTCCGCCTCCATTTTCCATCTCTTCCGAGCATCCATTCCGCGTCGCTCCAAAAGCCCGGGCCGTTCCGAACCGCCGGTTTCGGCGAGGATCCGGCCGGAGAGCTCGCGCCGCCGTCGTCGGCAAATCGTCCCCTCCGCTCCCGTTCCGGCTTTCCCGCGCATAATCCGATCCGCTCATGGCCGATGTCGGAGTGGGCCACATTGCCTGAATCTGGCACCTGAGTCTCTGACTGGTTGTCGGCGGCGTTTCTCCCGATTCGAGCGCCTCCAGGTACACGTTCTCCGACCATTGATCCCGCTTGCCGTCTCCCGCCGTAGGAGTGGACCAAAGAGCCTTCGTCATCGAGTACACCGAATCCGCTCTTCCCCTGTGCGCCCCGCAACATTGACTGTCCTCGCTTCTGGGCGTGGGCCACAATCCACGCCCTGTCTCTTCTGTGCGGCGCATTGACGGCACAAGCCGGAATAACAAACGACAGGACTTCGTAGCCCGCATTTTCCAGGTCAGCACACACTCGGTCGAATACCATGCCGGACTCGAGAGTAAGGAGGCCAGGAACGTTTTCTGCCAGCACGTGACGCGGGGCAGCTTCCCGAACGACTCTGAGCATCTCCGGCCAGAGATGGCGAGCGTCGTTTGCGCCCTTCCGCCTTCCCGCACAAGAAAACGGCTGGCACGGGAATCCGCCTGTGACCAGATCGACATCTGCATAGTCCGAACCTTTCACGTCCCGAATGTCGGGAACAATCGGAACGCCGGGCCAGTGTTTCGCGAGCACCTTTTGGCAGAAACCGTCGATTTCGCAGAATGCAACAACCTCATGCTTGCGTCCCCACACAAGGGAGGCGGCGAGGGAAAAGCCTCCTATGCCGCTGAAAAGATCAAGATGCCTCACTGGAAAAGGTCTCCCAGAACCCCGTGATGCGGTGATGCCAGGATGGGGAATCGAGCCGTTCGACGGCCACGCGGCATCCGCGCATGATATGGATGAACCGGAAGCGGTCGGCCAGGACCACGCCGATGTGCGACGTGAAGGGCGCAACGATCCGGAAGCTTACCAGGCAAAAGGGCTCCGGCGAGTCGAGCTCGACAAAGCAGACCGCGGCGGCCCGCGCGATTTCGAGGTGGCAGCTTCGAGCGTCGCGGCCGTGCGTGTAATCCTCCGGGATGGGGCGGCCGACGCGCCGCCGGATTTCTGCGGCCAGGCCGTAGCAGTCGTAGGCGTTCGGCCCGCGCCCGCCGAGCTCGAAGGGTTTGCCCAGGAGATCGACGTAGGTGAAGGTCCGCCCGGTTTCGGCCTCTTGGCCGGGTGTTTGTTTCGTCACGCAGCCCTCCATCCCTTCTCCGAGAGGCCCCGGTAGCCGCCGAACCGGCGCGTGTTGGATCGCTCCTCGCAGTTCTCGAAGCTCCGGTCGCAATCCGTGAAGGCCCCGGAGTACCCGCATTCATGGCCCTTGAATTCCCAGTGGCAGTGCTTTGCGATGAACCGGAACGGGGGAAACCTGCGCCTCAAGGGGTTGGGCGCTCCCAGGGTGAAGACGATCCACTCGGCGTCGGCCGAAGTCGAGACCACCGTGAAGGTCATGTCGAGCTCGGAGGCGTCCTCGGAAAGGTAGCCGGCGTTCACCACGCGGATGGTGACCGTCGCGCCGACGGCGCCGTCGAGCTGCTCCAGGTAGGCGTGGATCACCTGCGTGACGTTTGCGACCTTGAGGGACACCGACGGGATCTCCCCCTTGCTGTTCTCCTCGGTGGCCTCCAGGAGGAACGGGAATGCCGTGTAGACCCGGCCGCTCCAGGTGACGTTCTGGTTGTTGCTGCAAAAATAGAGCTTGTGCGTCGCGTCGAGCACGATGTCGAGGAGCACGATCCACGGGTTGGGCGTGGCCAGTTTGTTCTTTTCGCGGACCAGCACGGCGGGGATGGATTTCACGGCTAGACTTCCTCCAGGGTCATTTCGACCTTCCACCAGGTTTTGTGCCAGAGGGCCGTGTACTTGACCGGCTCGGCGAAGCGCACCACCCGGATCGCGCCGTCGATGGGATGGGTCCAGTTGAAGGAATCGGCCCCGACTTTGACCGTGTCCTCGAAGTCCGCCACGGCCGTCTTGTCGAAGAGGTGGAGCGGCGAATAGACCACGGTGTATTTTTTGGGGATGCGCGTGGTGCGGGCGCGCGTCTTGGTGTAGCCGGCCTCGGATCGCGCCCGGATGGTGGGGTCGAAGGCTTTCTCCTCGGACCAGGAATCGATTGCGGGCGTTGTGTCAAACGTTGGGAAATCAGCCATTGCGGTTCCCCCTGATCATCTTCCAGACGTCTCCCCCGCGGCTGTAGTCGTCGAGGATCACGTCGACCACGTAGCGTTTGCCGTCAAAGGCCGCGCGGGTCTTGTCGGCCGTGACCGGCGTGTTCGTCTTGTTCTGGACGTTCACGACGACCTCCGGGGCACGGTTTGCGGCGCCGTAGTCGCGGGTTTCGCGGCGCGAGAGCACCCGCTCGCCGCGCTGCAGGATCGCCGGGAACTCATCCGGGGCGAGCCCGTCGTGGAGGCGCGGGGCGCGGGACAGCAACCACGCCGGGGCGTTCCTGGTCGAAGACCCCGATCCTCCGGCGATCCCGCCCGAGTGATGCTCGTAGAAATTCATGCTGCTGTCCCAGTAGCGGCCGCTTGCCGTCGTCATCCCGCCGCCCTTGAAAAGGTCCATGAGCCACCCGAGGATCCCGCCGCCTCCGGAGGCCGACCCGGCGGACCCCAGGATCATCTGCGTGAGCAGGGCCTGGTATTGCATGCGCAGGATGTCTCGCAGGATCGAATTGGAGAAGTTCTCGAAATCCATCTCCCCGGTCATGGTGAACTGGGCCAGGGCGTCGGAGGCGGATTCGATGCCGCGAACGAGCGTTTCGAAGGCGCTCTTGCCCATCTGGCCGATGGCGGGAAGGGTTCTTTTGTATTTCTCGGCCGCAAGAAAGAAGTTGTCCCAAAAGGAGCCGGAGCGCTCGATGATAAGCTCTTTTTCCATCGCGGCGTAGTTGCGCTCGACGGCGGCGCGCAGGGCCGGGTCGGCCGCGAGGAGCTTTCGGTCCTTTTCGGCCCGGAGCAAGAGGATCTGGAGGGCGAGCTGCTCCTGGAGGGTGCCGGTGAGCTTGCCGTATTCGAGGTTCAGTTGGGCGAGATCCTCGGCGCGCTTGGCGTCGTCTTCGGCCTTTTTCACGTCCTTGGTGAGCTGCAGGTTGCGGTCGATCTTATCGCCGTATTCCTGGGCCGCTTTCTTTGCGGCATCCCATTTGCTTTTAAGCTCGGCAAGCTGAGCCCACGCCTCGGCGGTTCCGCCCCGGCCCCCGGAGAGTTTCTGCTCCATCTCCAGGTACGCCTGCTCGGCGTCGGCAACCTCCTTGGCGAAGGCCTCCTTGCGCTTTGCGGCCTGTCGGTCCAGGCGCTCGGCTTCGGCGTCGTAGAAGCGCCCGGATTGTTCGAGTCGGGCGATCCGGTATTCGGAGTCGAGATCTTCGAGCTCGGAGTAGAGCTTTTGCATGCGCTCGGTGAACTGGAGAATGTCCTTGTCGATCTTGTCGATGTCGATGGGGGATGCGGAGGCGCCGCCTTTCCCGGCGCCTTTGGCACGTCTTTCCATGCCGTGGATGTATCGGTCCTGCCAGGCCAGCAGTTCGGCGGACTTCCCTTCCGCGGCAATCCTCTCCTTTTCGGACGGCTCGACATTGAGGTAGTTCGCCCAGTAGCTTTCGGTTTCCCATTTGCGCTGCCGCTCGCGGATTCTGGCCTCAAGGTTCGCCAAACCCGCATCGCCCCCTTCGGAGAGCACTTTGATCCTCGCCCAGTTCTTTTCGATTTCACCGGCAAAGGCTCTCCCGAGCTGCCCGGCATCCATGTGCGCCAGCTCCTTTAGTTTCTCCTTGAACCGATCGGCGCTCATGGCCGCATTGTTGGCCGCAAAGGAAAAATTGCCGACGCTCCCGGCCGCCGTCTCCTGTGCCGCGGCAACCGCGTCGGAAGACTGCTTGAGGCCTTTGAGGAAGGCGTCGAGCTCGCTCGTATCCTGCCCGGTGGCGACCATTTGAATTCGGAAATTCTCAAGAGAAGCAGCACTCTTATCCAATTCCGAGGACATATAAAATTTCAGCAAAGGATCCGGAGTGTTCTTCGCCATGTTGACGTCGAGGATTCTCTTTGTCTCCGTGATCTCCGCCATGAGTTCCTTGACTCTGACAAGGCGCTCCTCGGCAGACGTCGGCATCTGCATTGCAAAGACATCGGTGCTGTCATAGGTCGGAGCACCCGACGGCAGTGCATTCTTTATCGCGCTATACGCCCGGCCCGCAACTTCGAGCGTCTTCACCAACGCCTCGGCCACGGTGAGCGATGCTCGTAGGAGATCGTTGAGAATCTGCGCGGAGTCGATCAACTCCGGGTTGAGTTTCATGTTCCCGGTGACCGCATCGACCTGGATCGCATAGTCGATGAATCGTTGCAGGCTCGCCTTGAAACTCTCGAAAAACGGCTCGCTGGCTTTGCCCAGAACGTTGGCCAGGGCGTCCTTGGCGTTGCTGAGGAGCCCTGAATAGGTCGTCTGGGTGACCTGGCCGAAATCCTGGAACGCCTGCAGCTTGCCCATGATGAAGGTAAAGAGCCCTTCGGCGTCACCCTGGAGTTTCCGAATCTCCTCCGGTGTGATGCCGAGGGCGGTCGCGATAAGGGTATTGCGCGGAGTGATGGTGCCCTTGAGAAGGGACCGGGTCTCTTCCGCCATCATGTCGAGAGGGATTTGCATGGCGGAGGCGGCCTGCACCATCGCCAGGGTGTACTGCCGCACCTGGTCGACGGAGAGCCCTTCCGACAAACCCGGCGAGAGCGTCTGCTGAAACGCCTTGAGCAACTGCTGAAACGTGGCGGTCGTTCTGAGGTTGTCGACCTGGAGCTGCCGGGTGAGATCGGCCGAATAGGCCAGGGCCGAGTTTATCCTTTGCTGCCCCTGCAATTGTTGGCCCTGTTGATCGACAAATTGCCCCTGCGCCGCCAGGAGGGTCGCTATGCCGAGGCGCGCATCCTCGACCTCTTTGTTGAAGCCAAGACCGATCTCAGCGGCTTTCGCCGCCGCCATAGCGGCAGCGAAGCCCTGTAAAAGGCTGATGGCCGAGGCGAGGCCGGCGCCCATGGACGAAATTGCGCTATTTGTGCCCGCAATGGAGTTGCAGGCGGAGGATTTGAACCGATCGAATTCGTCGGAGACCATGCGGATGTTTTTCACGGCCTTACTGGAATCGGCAACGATCACAATCTGGACCCTGTTTTCCGCCATGGGAGATTCTTTCCTCCAGGCAGGGCTGAGACCTGGCCCCGCATCCCAAATGACCCGTTCAAAGCCGACGTTTTTCGCTGTGTCGTTGCGCCGTGGCGTGAGCAAAGAAAAGAAAAGCCAAAGCAGCCTCACGCAACGCCGCTACGGCGCCACGTTTTGAAACGCTGCATGATCCCGCGCGTGAAACACGCATGCCGTGTGCTCACGAGCGACATGCCATCCTCGGTCCTCAGAATCCCCCCATCGGGCACGCCAGCCTGGCCCGGATTTTTTGCTTGAGCAGGGCCAAATCCAGCCAGAACCCGTAAGGGAAAGCGTCGGCGGGAAACGGAAAGCCCGCCGCCTGGAGCGCATGGACCGTGTAGAGCCGCTCCACGTAAGGCCCGATCTTGCGTTTGCGCTTCGGATTTTTCTCACATTTCGTGCAAAGAACCGGGAGGTTCTTCCCCTCGCAATCCTCGACCGTCTTGGGATCGCACGTCTCCCGGAGCAGTTCGGCGATCTCGGCCTCCAAGTCTATTCGTCCAAAGGGGCCTCAAGCTCGGCCTCCCGCGAAACGCCCGTGGATTCGAAGGCGACCAGGGCGACGGCGCACACCACGTCCGGGGCGTTTTTCACGAGCTGCTCTTTCCAGTCCTCGCGGTAATCGGGGTCGGCCGGGTCGCTCGCAAACGGTCTGCCGTCGCACCCGAAAGTGCCCTTCTTGAAGCCGGTCAGGATGCGGGCGCCGTATTTCAGGCGGTTTTCCGTGATCCGGCTCCGGAGTTTCCGGCCGCGCCGCTCGAAAAGACCGTTCTGGTAGGCGGCGATTTCCTCGGTGGTGGGCGGTCGATAGTGCATCTCGTGGACGTCGCCCGAGATTCCGTCCTGGATTTCAACGATGTTTTTCTGTGCGGACAGGTCGCGCATCGCCTCTCCTTTCCTCTCCAATTTTCACGGCGTCAGCCCGGACTTCGGCCGGAACAGCGTTACGTAATGGTGATGGTGAACTCGTCGTCGCCGTCGGTCATGGCCGCGGCGAAGGGCACGGCGTAGGCCATGACGCCGTTGCGATCCGCGTAGGTCATGTCCTTGAGCTGGGCTTTGGGGCAGTTCACGGTCAGGATGTTCCCCTCCACGGTGCCGATGGGTCCGATGTTGAGGACCCTTGCCACGGCGTCTTCCCAGTCGGCCCAGAAGGGATGCGCGGCCTCAAGGACCGCCTCCGGATCGAATGAGCCTTGAGGCTGCCGCCCGACGATTTCAAACCCGATGATCCCCGAGGCCGAGTTGAGGGACTTTCGTTCCTTGACGTCGTTGTTGATGTCGATTTCGAGCTTGGTCGCAACGGCCGAATAGCCGCCGAAGGAAAACCCGGCGCTCAGCACCGGAACGGGCTTCGTGGCCGCGAAGGTCTGCGCCCCGGGCGAGGCGTCCGTTGGCGACTCGTAGAGGCCCTTCATGGTGAATTCGGCCGTCGGGTACTTGCCCACCTCGAAGTTGAGCTTGAAACTGCCGCGGCACCCCAGGATCTTGTGGAAGATGCCGTCCATGTACACGTAGATCGCGCACGATTCGAACCCGGCGGACACGGGGGCGTAGACGATGGAGGTGTTTGCCGTCACGGTTTCGGACATGCCGCAGGCACGAAAGAGCGCCCCCGTCCAGCCGGTGTTGGGCAGGGTTCCCCGGGCCGTGCTTCCGTGCAGCTCGGTCTTGAATGCAAGCTCCACCTGGCGGATGCCGCGCATGAACATCAGGGGACTCAGCGATGAGCGGATGAAGTCGCGCTCGATCACTTCCCCCTGGATTTTGAGATCGACGTCGCTCACCAGGAGCGCGTTGTTTGCCGGCGTCGGAGTGGGATCGACGCCGTAGCTGGCTTCCGGCTTGACGAGGATTACGGTTTTACGTGTGAGCATCGTCGGTTCCTTCCTTGCGGTTCACGGGCGTTTTGTCTCCCGGGGCGTCGTCCAGGCTCGAAAAGCCGTTTTCCGGTTCCAGCGGAGTTGCATCGGCGTTGCGCCAATACTGTCCGCCGGAGCGGACTGAGATGTTCATTCCCTCCGGGGGGCGTTTCTTTCCATCCTTTGCCTTCATCCTCGCACTCCTTTTGCGGACCGCGCTTCGCGGGTGATTCAAAGCGCGAACCGGCAGCGGGTTTCGAAACTGATGCCGTAGATCGAGAGGTTTCGGTCGCCGTCGATGGCCCGTTCGATTTTGGGCAGAAGCGGGTCGATGCGGAGCCCGCAGTCCCGGCCGGTCAGGGCTCCACGGACGGCTTCGAGCAGCCCGTAAACCCCGTTTTCGTCTCCGTGGCCATGTCTTGCGGCTTCATCGCCCCTGGCGTTCCGGGTCATGACGAACACGTTGAAGAGCATGGTGCGATCCTGGACTCCGTTCATGCGGTGTTCGTAGCTTCCCTGTTCGTAGGCCACGAAGGCTGCCGGGAAAAGGATGGCCGCGTCTTCGATGTCCTTGAGCAGGAATTGGGCCAGGGAACCGCAGACTTTGAACCGAGGCTCCCGGCTCCGGAGCTCCTCGACGATGGCGTTTTCGATTTCGGCAATGGTGTGCATCGAGACTCCACGGAGAATCTTCGGGGATCCTAGAATCCCGTCAGGGTGTTCCGAGTGAACGCTCGGCGCGGGTTTTCCCCGGACATGCACGGCGCGTCGGATTCGGACGGATTCCCTTCGGGGTCCTGGCGGCCGAGGGAGAGACGGCCCCTGGACACCTGATCGAGAAACCGGAGCGCGTTCCGGTAGCGTTCCACCCGCATTTCCGGGACTTTTTCCCGCCGTCCGTAAAGGTTGTAGACGGCAATGTCGACCGCGGCTTTGCGCAGCATGGGAGGAACCGGGTCGAGCGGCACGGCGTATCGGGCGCCGACATGAGTGTCGATTTCTTCGCCGGCGTCCTCGATGGCCCGCTCCACGCGCGCCGTGTCCACCGTTCCCGTTCCCTCGTCGTCCGTGAGTTGGATGAGCTTCGATTCGTCCAACTGGTTCCTGATGTCGTCAATCGTGCAGTAAGCCATCTGGGTCGTCTCCCTTTCCGGAGCTCCTGCGCGCGGACTTTCGTGAAGGACCGCCGGTCGCCGGTTTCGAGTCGCAGTCAGGTGGGGAGTCGCCTGCCGAAGCCGGGCCGGTATCGTCTTTCACGGTTTCCACCCGCAGCATGGGTTCGGCTTTCAGCCGTTCCAGCTGCGCCGCGGTGAACCGGTCATCGGCGTGGTCGGTCCATGCCGCCGGATGGGCGATTCCGCACCGCCGAAATCCATCGTTGAAAGATTTGATGCGAATCACGATGTTCCTTTCCGGGCGGGGTGGAGTTCCCGCCCATGATGCAGCTTGAGCACAATCCGAGCCGTCCGGACCGTCATCCCCGCAAATCGCCGTAAACCCCGGGCGCGCGACGAAGAACGAAAAAGGCGACGGCTCGACCGGATTCTTCAGCGGCTCGTCAAGCCAGCCAGGGAACGACGGACAGTTCAGCGGTGCCGTACCAGGGATTTCCGGCTCCCGCGGCGTCGTTGATCACTTTCAGTACCGAACGCCCGGCACTTTCCAGCGTCGGAGGCACCACCAGGTGCGTCGGCGTGATCCCGAGGGGCACGCCGTCGTCGTTTTTCAGGCCCATCATGGCGGCCCGGGCCACGGCGTAGTTGGCCGCGGTGAGCGTCTCCCGGGAAGCATAGGCCAGCTGCCACAGGCCGAAGCCGACGTTCTTGCGATCATCCACGCCATAGCGATACTTTCGGCGCATGAAAACGTTTTCGTTTCCGGGGTCGTCCAGGGCGACCAGTTCGGGGCGCTTGCGGATCTGGAGAATGATCGGTTTCATGGGACGCGAAAGATCCATGAGAAACCAGGCGGTGCCCGAGCCGCCGCCGAAGTTGGAGACACTCCCGCCCGCAGAGGGGTGATCCGTATCGAAGAAATACTGACCGTCGTAGCAGGTTGTCGAGAATCCCTTCCCCAGCAGGTCGAACACCAGGAGATCGGAATGCCTGCGGGCCGCATCGGCCAGTTGCAGGATCCTCGGACGGTGGATGCCGATCCGGTCGTCTTCGACGTCGTTGCGATCGACCTCGATGGTGGCTTCGAAGTCCTTGTTCACGATCGCGTAGTGGAACGCGGAAAGGTCCCGGATCACCCGGTTGCCCACCCATTCCTTCATCATGGGGAGATCGCCGAGCCAGTCGTAGTTTTCTTCCCGGGCTTCGCTGGGTACTTCCATGGCCACCAGGGGCCACTGGCTGGGAGCCGCAGTGTCCCAGGCCTCGCTGAAAATCGTCCGGAAGGATTTGTAGATGCCTTGAAGATTCGCTTGATTGACGATCATTTCGTCTCCTCCGTTTTAAGTGCCTCGGGGAGTTCCCCGGGCTCTCCCGCCCGCCGCGGTCGAGGGGGCCTCGGCGGAAAGGCGGAATCCGCCGTCCCCGCCGCCGCTACTGAATTTCAACCCACACGCCGTCGGGTTCGATTCCGATGCATCGGCCGGCGACGATGGAATTGGTGCCGCCGGTGGCGGCCACCGTTTCGTCGTCTTCGACGTAGACGCTGGACCCGACGCTGGAGAGCCCCACCGCGTGAGTGCTCGAATTGCGGTACTTGAAGGCCATCTTGCGGCAGGCCGTCACCAGAAGGTCGCCGTTCTGGCCCCCGGAATTGTCGGCGCGCATGTCGGCCCTGCCCATGACCTTGAGTCCCGGGCTGTCGGCTGCTTCGACGGCGTAACCGGAAGCATTCACCGCGACCATCTTTCCCGCTTCGATGAGCGTTCCCGCCGCAACCGGCAGCGGGATGAGGTCCCCGTCCTGCATTGGTGTCTTGCGATCCGCCATGATTGCACCTCCTAGAGTTCGTTTTTCGGACCGAATTTTTTCCACGTTTCCGCGCTGATCCCCATCATCCGGTTGATGAGCATCTGCTCGCCGTCGGAGGGTGCCGGACAGCCCGGGCGAAAGTCGCCGATGATGTCCAGGGATTCGGTGCGCACCACTCGCGGGGCCTTTGCCGTGAACAGTCGAAACCCCGCGGGATCCCGCAGACTGTACGTTTGCGCCCATTCCTTCTGGGCCGGGGTGATCTTGCCTTCCCGCAAAGCCGCCGCAACCAGGTCGTCCCGATCGTGTTCGGCCAGTTTGCGTCGGAGCTCGGCCACCTCAACGCCCAGGTCCGGCCTTTGCCTCAGGGCATGAATGGACGCGATGATTTCGCTGGCGCCCGCATCCCCGGGGAGCTCCAGCACACGGCGAACGTCCGCGCAGGCGGGGCACGCGGAGCCGGTTCCGGAGTTTTCCACGAACGCTCCGGAAACCGCGGCGGTCTGCCCGGCCGGCTTTTCCACAGCTTCAGTCACATCCTGCTCCCGCGCCCCTTCGGGCGGTCCCAATGGTTTTGCGTTCCTCTCGAGATACATGCCTTCCTCCGTTCGTGTTGACGTTGATGTCGGGGCGAGCCGCGGTTCGGCGTCGATCCGGGCCACGATCGGCCGGAGGCGGTTCAACCGCGGGGCGTTGGTGAGAGCCACCCGAAGCAGCTCCATCAGACGCCGGTCCGTCCTGGACACAAGAAAGACGGGCGAAAAATAGCGGTACTCCCGGTTCGCCAGGTATTCTCCGGCTCTTTCAGTCCATTCGACCCTCGCCCACAGGCCGTCTTTGCCACGGTTCTCCAGCGCCTTGATCCAGCCCGCAGCCGGCGCGGGGTTTCCTTCTTCGGTCTGGTGTTCGTAGTCGACCACCATGTCCAGGCCTCTTGCCCGGAAACGGTCGACCACCCGGTCCATGGCGGCGTCATCGACTATGACGGGCTCGTCGCCTTCGATACTCACCGGTCCATGCGGGAAAACCTGGAACGCACCGGGTACGGCCGCCGCGCCGTCGCCGGACAGCGCGGCGGTCAGCTGCTGCAACAGGGTATCCTTGTTCATTGAGCGTCTCCTCCGGGGTTTGGATGTAGGCTGGCGTGCCGCCGGGGCCAATCAATGCTGAGCGAGATAGGCTGCCACGAGGGTGCGCAGCTCCCCCCAATCCCTCAGTTTCAGCCCCAGGTAAGGACGGGCGGGGATCCCGGACGGGCGCGCATTTCCTTTGAAGCCCCGGCCCTTTTTCCCCGCTCGACCGGTCGTTTTGGAAACCATTCGCGCCGTCCCTCCCGACAGCGGCCCGTCACTCCCGAACTGGTGGACCGGTCCGTACACCACCGGCGTTCCAATCCGGACCTCCTTGGCCGAAACCTGCACGTTGATGGAGTTTCTCAGGGTGCCGGTGTCGATGAGGGTTTTGCCTCCGGACCGACGTACCCTGTCTGAGGGCGGCCACGCGCCGCCCTCCGGGCCCTTGCCCTCATCGAAGCTCTGCATCGCCCGGGCGTGGACGATCTCTCCCAGTTGCCGCAGCACCGGCGAGAGGTCGAGGAGCATCTCGTGGAGCGTGTGCATCCGGAACTTGATGCGTCTTTCATCGATAGTGATGCTGACGTGAGCCATCGAACCGTACTCCTTCCTGCGGCGCGCTGCGCGCGGCTTTGCTCGCACCGATCGAGTCGTTTCTCCGCGGTTTTCACTCCGTTCCCCGCCACGATACCCCTCACAGCGCGTCCATCAGTTGCTCCCACAGCCAGAACAGCCGGATCAACTCCCCGAACGGCCGGTCCGCGGCGATGTCCGGCTTCTTCTCGTGAACCATGGCCCAGAAGCGCTCAGACAAGTTCTCGGCTTTCTCGGAGAGGTTCAGCTCGGTGATGAGCTTCTTCTCATCGGTTTCGTCGATGTCAAGCTTGCGCAGAACGGCCCGCAGGTGTTCGACCCAGGCGGCGTAGGTGCCCGGAGCCCGCGAGCGCGACTCGGTGAAGGGCGTGAGCCTGCATTCCAGGTTGAGCGCCCTGGCGGCTTCGGCCAGATAGTGCCTGGCCCACAGGTCGTTCACGGCTTCCTTGATCGCCGCGTAGTCCGGATCGGAGTTGTACCGCTTGATGTCGACGGGAGGTCCGAGGTGATGTCCGAATTCGTGAATCAGGAGGCGGAACGCGTCGATTTCCGCTTCCGTCCGAATCGCGCCGATATTGAGGATCCAGCGGATTCGATCATAGACGGCTTCGGGAAGAGCGATTTCCCCCGTTCTGGGGTTGCTCCACCCTGTTACAGCCTCTCCGGGGAGCGGCGCAATGGTGAGCGGGTTCCTTGAGGCGGTGATCCCGGTCTGCGCGAATCCGTCACGCAACCGCGTGAGATCCTGCTCAAGGGAAGGGATGTCCCAGGGACGCCCGATCATGTCCCGGGTGATGAGCCCGCGAGCTTCCGGGCCGTACCGTGCGAGGTCCGGCTGCCAGCGGACCATTCCGGGGTTGAAATCGAATCCCGGGTCCGGACCGTAGGGCGGCGCCTCGTTTTCGAGCGGCAGCTTCATCCGTTCGAACCGGTCTTCCGAAAGGCTTCGCACGGTACACCTGCAGTTGAAGCCGTTCGGAGGATACCAGGCGTTCCAGAACGGGTGGTCGAAACGGTATACCTTGCCGTTGAGAGCGGCGTGGAGCGGCCTCGTGCGATGGTCGCCGACGGCATCGTACATCCAGTAGGGACGCACGTGGGCCGTCTCTACGAGTTGCCTGAAGCGCCCGGCCTGGTAGGCTGACTGCAGGTTCGTGCGGTAGATGGTTTCAAGGCGCGGGCCGGTCAGAACTCCCGGCGGCCTGTCCCGTTCTTCGCTGAACCACCCTTTTGCGGTCAGCAGCCGGGACAGCCCGGATTTGAACTGCTGAATGGAAGTGCCGTCCGCGACGGCTTTGCCCACCGCCTTGCGGATGTCCTCAAGGACATCGAGCGCGGTGATCCGTGCCACGGTAAAGGCCTGAACGTGTTCGGACGCCCAGACGTCCCGCCAGGAATCGGGGGAGACCACGATGTTCTTGGCGTTGAAGAATTCGATAGCCTCCGTGAACGGGAGCAGTTCCGGGAAAGCTTTCATGATCGGGATTCCTCGGCGGCCGTGAGATAACCCAGGAGGTTGGCCGCGAAAACGGCCCGGTGAAGGGCTTCCTGCAGCCGCGCCGTATGCAGCGTGTCGTAGCGGGCGTACACGGACTCGAGAAGCTCCTCGTAGGAGCCCGCCTCCTCGATTGCCGTGAAGATCGCCTCGAAAAGCGGCGCCAACGGCGATTCGCCCCGGTTCATGCGGTGGGCCATGGCGTCCACGGATTCCTGCCCGGGGTCGCTTGCGCCCGCGGGGGAATCGTTTGCCGTCACGGGAGGCGATGAGCCTTGCGATTCCGTTGAGGACGACGGCTCGAGGGGCTCCGTGCCGAGTGTGCCGGAGGTTGGAGCGAAACGGGGTGCCGATGCGCGGACCGGCGGCCGTGCATCCAGCGGCAGGGCGGCTCGAAGCTTCGCGTCCCCCTTTGGTGCGCCCTCCCGAATGTCGGGACCCCGAGCACCGCTCATGCCCGCGTTTTTGAGCGGGGCAGCGAGAGGTTTTTCCCCGGGTTTTCGAACGGGGACCTTGAATCGCTGGCTGAGATGTTCCTGGCTCAGGTCGAAACCCATTTCGGCGAGAATCCGGTAGGTTTCGGCGGCGGCCCTCAGGTCTTCGGGCGGCTCGAAGAGGAAAGCGAAACGCGGCACGGGCGCGTCCCATCCGTAATTGAAACCGACCAGCGGTCCGAGGATCTGCTGGGTGATTGTCTTGCCGAGCGCCCTGCAATCGGCGGCGACGAGATCGTGGCGGACTTCGCCGTGTACCCGGCCCAGGGCGTAGGAGCCCGTTCCGCCCGGGCTTCCGGCTTCGCTGGTGAGCGTCTGCCCGAGAACGGCCTTGGACGTCTGCGCGTCACAGAACCGGGCCAGGCTTTCGTAAACGTTCTGCGAGGACGATCGCTGCGTTTCGATGAATTCGATTTCCGTGGACTTGGAAATGACGCCCGCCGCGTCCGTTCCCAGGGATCTCACGGCCTGGACAAGCGCTTCGCGGTCCGTCCTGCTCGCCCCCGGTTCGTAGCGGCCGATGCGCAAAGGCATCCCGTAGATCTCGGCGAAAGCCACCCAGTCTTTTATCGAGTAGTTCTTGAAAAGATACATCCAGGCGCACACCCGCATGAGGCCGCTGCGCGTGTCATGACCGGATCGAGCCTTGTAGCGGTGATAGACGAACTTGAAGGGCGGGGGGTCGATGCCGCGAACGGGTTCTTCGGCGGTGAGGATCCGCGGCGAGACCGAGTCCCAGAAGGTCACCTTCTTGGGATGAACCCAGCGCAGGCCGCGGATGCGGCTTTGCCCCGCCGATGTCTCCCAAAGGATTTCCATCGTGCTGTACCCCTTGGCCAGAGCATCGAGGAGATCCAGGACATGCTCCTCGAAGTCCGTAAACCCATCAAGGAAGTCACGGCAGAAAGCGGCGGTTTCACGCGCCCGTGCGGTTTCCGTTCGAGGGGTCACCTCCCACGGAAGACCCTGGACCGCGAGTTTGCGCACCTGGAACTGGGAGGCCAGGTGGGCGTCCTTCTCCTCCATTTCCTCGAAAAGCTCGGCCTGGCGAAGCATGTCTCCATGGTCTGCCTCGCGAAATATCCGAGCGAGGCGTTCCGGGGTCAGACCGTTCGACGGGTAATTGCTCCACCGGTCCCGAACATGAACCACGGCGAGCTCATGGACGTCCGGGCGCCGAGTGGCGGACGTTTCAACCGGTCTTCCCAAAGCATCGTAGATGACCACCGACACGGCATGCTCCTTCGAAGGAAAGTTTGACCGTCCTCATACTTTCAAGCGACGGCATCGGAACGATCGCTTTTCGTAGCGTCGTAGCGTCGTAGCGTGAGGCTGTTTTGGTTTTTCTTTACTCACGCCACGGCGCAACGAGGCTACGAAAGACGGTTGCGAGCGGGACGGGCCGTCACCAGGCGCCTCGCGACGCCGCGAATCGCGTCCCCGCGACGCTCTCGTACTCAATTTCGCCGCCATCGCCACTGCGGGCGGCACTCCAGGCGAGGGCGCAGGCGACGGCGGCGTCCCCGTGCCGCTGCCCGCCATCCCGCCCCCGCGTGCGAAATCGTTCGGGCACTTTCGCCACCCCGCGCTCCAGGCGGATTGCGCGCAGGTCGTCGAGAATGTCCGGGTCTTTGGGGATGACGATGGATTTGTCCTCGAAGGCCGACCGGAAGGACGGCATGTGCTCGAGGTACCACTTGTCGGAGAGCATCACCTGGCGGATACGGCCCGCGCCGTAGCGCTGCATGGCGACTTCGGCCAGGTAGTGGCCGTTGCCGCGCGCGTCGAGCGCCGCGCCGCGGAAGCGGGGGAGCCGGTCGATGATGAAGAAAAGGATCTGTTCCTGCTGCCGGAACGGAACGTTTCTGATTTCGGCGATGAACGGCGTGCGGTACTTGAAGCCAGGCTGTTCCTGGAGCGGGACGATGGCGGTGAGGTCCCCTGTGCGGCCGAAATCCTCCCCGCACCAGGTGGCGAAATTCTCGGGGAGGTCTCGAAGCGCCGGGCCCAGCAACCCTTCGCACCAGTCCCTGGTGTCGGCCTGGCGCACGGATTCGGCGAGCTCCGCGAAATCGGTCCGGCATGCCCAGCGGAAAACCGGAACGGTTTCATCCATGCAGCCCTCGATGACCGCCCGCGCCAGGAACAGGCCGGAGCCCCGGCTGGGCGCACAGAACAGCTCCTCTTCGGCGTCTTCTCCATAGACCCTCACCAGTTCCTCGCGCCACTCGGATTCGGCTTCGGACGACCAGGGCGTTCCGAGCTTCAGGCAGATTCGGCGGTGGAGCCCTTCGGCGAGGGCGTCGTCGAGGGTGATGCGGTGGAGGCTGTACGGCTTGCGGCCGGACCGAATGTCCTTGACCAGTTCGTTGAAGGGATTGTCCTCGCCGTTGTGGGTGCTGATGACCGCCACCCGGCCTCCCCACATGAGCAAAGCGATGGCGGCTTTGAGCAGCCCGGGGAGGTCGTCGTGGAAGGCGGCTTCGTCGATCACCACTTTGCCCTGCTTGCCGCGCAGGTTGCTGGGCCGGCTCGACAGCGCGGTCACGCGGCGGCTCGAAGCGAACTTGATGCGAAAGGCGAGAATGTCCCGGTCTTCATCCCTGACGAGATCTTCTTCGAGAGCCGAGGCGGCCAGCCGGTACTGTCTTACCCAGAAGGCGGTGTCATGGATGAATTCGAGGGCCATGTCCTTGTTGTACCCGATGTACCAAACGTCCATGCCGTTTCGGGATGCGGCGGTGAGTGCGTCGTCGGCGGCTTCCGACCAGGAAAGCCCGACGCGCCGTGATTTTTCGCAGATTTTCACCGGGCTCCGGTCCGAGATCCAGCGTTGCTGATAGGGAAGCAGGACTGGAGGGGAGCCGTCAAAAGCGGAGCAGGGTGGCGAAGCGGCGTGGAGGCAATGGGATGTATGGGATACGCGGGAAGTGCGTTCGGCGTTCATGGGGCTATCCTTCCTCCCGCAGGCCAAGGATCTTGCGACGGATTTCGTCCGCCGTGTCCGAGGACAGGCCGGATGATTCGGCGGCAGGGGTTTCCGCGGGCTGGACCGTTTTCATGGATTCCAGGAGGCGGATGGCGGCGATGAGCTCCTTTACGGCTTTGAGTGAAACCGCGTCGGGTTGGCCGAGCAGGATGTTGAGCTTCTTCTCGACGGCGTCGCGCAATGCCTCGGCGGCTTGCGCGGGGGTTTCGATGTCCCGTTTCCCCTCGTCGGGGGTGCAGGCGAGCGACGGGGCGTCTCCGGCGCGTTCCCGGGCGACTGTCGTTTCCATGCGGGCCACGGCGTTCACGAGGTGCGGGTCGAGGCTTTCGAGTGCCTTTTCCACCAGCCGTTGCCGCAGCCGGGTGGTATTGCGCCTTATTTCAGCCAGAGAATGCCGATACTCTCGACGGAGTTCCGCCCACTTGGACGCGGACGACCACTTTGTCACGACGCTGACGGAGATCCCCAGCAGGGCTGCAATCTGGGGTATGCACATGCCCTCGGTGACGTAAAATGTTTCCGCGCGGTCCCTGACTTCCCAAGAGTGCACTCTCGTCATGGCTGCCTCGACGGTTGCGGTGCGTTCATTCCCGTATTGGAGGTGATGATCCGATCCCCGACGGTCAACCTATCGGCCAAGGGTCTTTCTGATCAGCGCCATTTCGGCGATCGCCTCGCGGCACTGGACCTGCAAGTCGGCGAATTCAACGGCAAGGGCGGCGAGCTTTTCACCGTCCAGGTCTTCCACCGTTTCGAACGGGTCCAGGACGTCGCGCAGGGAGTCCCTGAGCCCCCTCAGCCGAAGCCTGAGCCGTTCGGCCTCGAGACGTCTTTCCTCGAGTCTTCCCAGGAACTTCAGCCGTTCGTTCATGGCTCCACTCCTGTGGCGTATTTTTTCAGTCTCACCATGGGACAGAACTGATTCCGGTTGATGTCGTCCGTCACCCGCTGCCACGCCTGGGTGTTGATCGTGACGACGTCCTTCAGATTCCCCGCCAGGGACAGATAGTCCCTGACGAGGTCCGCATTGTTCTCGTACATGCGCCGGATCTCCTGCATCCCTTCCTCGTACATGCGGCGCTGCTCGATCATGTCCTCCCGGTACTGCTTCAGGGTGCGCTCGTGGGACTTCTCGCTGAAGGCCCAAATGATCAGGACGATCCCCGGTATGCCGAAGTTCGAGGCGAGCTTGATCACCGCGTCCATCGCGATCCCGTCCATGCCTGTCATGTCGTTCGCCTTTCTGCGCCGCGTCCGGGCCGCAAAGCGGCTCCACCGTGCCGAGCCGCCATTTCCCGCGGTCCACCGGGATTTTTATTTCTTCCATGTCGCAATACCCTTCTCCACGGTTCTGCCGAGGATGTATCCTCCCATGCCGAGCTTGAGCAGTTCCCACATATCCTGGGGCAGATCGAGGCGCGGCAGGGAGCACAGGGGCGAGATGATATGGTTGTGGGCGATGATGTACGTGAAGGTGAGCATGAGCAGCGGGCGCCAGTTACGCTGAAGCCAGCTCGCCCCCGCGACTTCGGCGGCGACGACGGCGGCCCGCGCCTCGATTTCCTTTTCGACGAAGGAGAAGTCCTTCTCCAGCATTCGCATTTCCAGGTCGTACTTGAGTTTGGCCGCCTGGTCCTTGTCCTCCACCACCTGGTCGATAACCCCGAACAACTGCCCGAAAAGCTTGCCGACGATCGGCACCGCACTGAGAAACATGTTGTGCTCCTTGTCATGGTTCGGTTTCAACGGCTGTACAGCGGGGTCACCCCGCCGCCTAGACGATCGCCCGTTTGATCCATCCGGCCAGGAACCTGACTTTGCCGATTTGCAGGTATCGTGCGACCGCACGGAGCTTGAGCACGGCGAGCAGATATCGCGGCTCGGGATGGCCGTTGACCGCGGCCAGGGTGGCGTCGCCCAGCCTGCCGTCGACGACGACGACGGGACCGTCGAGAGTTTCGCACAGGGCGGCCTGGAGCAGTCTGTGAGCGGGCGACGGACCGAGGTTCACCGCCAGGTCGAAAACCTTGGCCGCAATTTCCGTGTCGCTGATGGCGCCGTATCGATGCTGCTGCCACCAGTCCCGAAAGTAGATCTTTTCGGCATCGGCCCGAGTCAGGTTCCGGATGTCCAACGCGGGATAGCTGCGTTTGCTGATTCCGAAGTGGGTCTCGCCGCCGGGGTCCAGTGGATCGTGGACGTAGCCGCCTTCATGGAGGAGCGTTCTTTCGAGGGCGAACCGGAACTTGCCGTCGTTCGGATCGCGGATGGATGGTTCGGCCGCCGCGAGCGGGGCTGGTTGTGCGGGCGGCGCATTTCGTGTGGCTTGCAT